GTGTAGACCCAACTTCTTATGTAAATTAAACTTACGCTGAGTGGAGTGGTACGCATTGATTGTTGCATCTCCCGCAGCATCCGCAAACTTTTTAATTTGTGTGAGTGAATTCTGAAGTGCATCAGGCGAATCTGAAATACGACCAGAGTTGTCTGCCTCAAGTAATTTTAAGTAATCGCAAACAGTGGCGGGACCAACTGATGAGAAAATACCACGAATCTTATCTGTATCCTTCATACCCCAAGGCCGATGCTTTTCAATCATCACAGCAATAGTATAAAACTGTGACATCTCAATACCAAAACGCTCTTGCATATCTGCACGATTCACCATGTAATAATCCTGCCATAGTCTTGCAGAACGCAGTTCGTGTTCGGAAAATGAGCTATACTCACCACGTTCAGTGGAGTGCTTAATTTGGCGCATAGCAGGTTTGCCAACATCATGAAACGCTGCTGCAAACAACGCCATCAGTACAGGCATCGTATTCGACGAAGACACATCCTGTAGTCCGAGTAGTGTCATCACCACCATATCGGTATGCGTAGCGACTGAGCGCTCCCTGTGCCACGGAGAGCCTTCTGTAGTAGCCTCCATGTCTGCCCATAATCTCGTCAGCTTGAACTCATTGTTGTACCAACTGACGAACTCTCGTATGCGTGTCATTTTACCTTTACCTGTGCTACTCGACTGAGCACTGTTTGCTTGATGTCATTAAAGACTTGGTACTTCTTTACCGTACCTTTGATCTTTATGAAGCGATCTTCAGGTATTTCCAGATCGGACGTGGAGAACCAAGTAAGTACATGATTCTCACGATCAACCATAGTATACAGTATTGTTGTACCATAATGATTGTTAAATTCCTTTATGTCAATACATTTTACCTCAAACTCTTGACGTTTGCCAACAGTTCCGACATATGCATCATTGTACTTTGACGAATTTTCAATTTTTCGCTTCACTGCTGCCCGAAAACTTCCGACCGCAGAACACAAAATACCAAAGCGAAATGACGTGATAGTACCAGCGTTCAGACAGCTCCGTACACTGTACATATAATCATTGTTTGATGTATCTTCTTCTGCCCACTTAACGACCTCGTTAGCCATTGTTGAATCGGTCATGTCAAGACGATTCTCGTTCACCTTACTCAACCAGAATGCGCCTTCTTTTGACTCCGGGTCTTCACACATCGTGGCAACAACTTGTGCTGTGGGGATATGTGTCTCGGAACTAGCTGTATGATATCCGAAGATACGGATGACTGCATTTGTCAGCATCAGAATTTCACGAACACCGTATTGACGTGCCTGCTTATCATGAAAGCGACCAGTAGTGCTTGTCATTGGTGCATACAGGTAGTTCTTAGTAACATTAGTGAACTTGGTCATGTAGCGCAGAGCACGAATCAAATCTGATGCTTCATACCCAAGAAAATCACGTAGACATGTTGAACCAACCTGCACAGTCGAACCATCTACTTTAGACCTCAGTACGAACGTCGTATTGCGTTTGCGTTTCGTGTTGCAGTGATCACATGTTGGTAGTGAATTCTCGTATGATTCAGGAATACTATCGTTTGTGAGTTTGACGAAGGTTACTTCCTCGATTGATTTATAGTACTCGATTGCACCAACGAACTCGTAATCACCAGCAGATACGGTGTCACTTGACAATTCACAGTCAAAGAATTTGATCTGTGGCAAGTGCCAAGACATGTCCTTGATCGTATTGACCTTATGGTGTGGATCAACTCCAAGTGAAGCATCCTTTGTTGTCAATGTCGCATGAGCACAGTTAAGCTTGTCAGCGATTTTGTTAAACTTGACGATATCCTTGTTAAGTTTGGTCAGTTGATCTTCAGTAATTCGAAAATTGTAAGTTTGCATGTCAGTGCCAGTGTGTCTGTATGTGGAACCTATTATATAGGCACTGAAAAAATAAAACGAGACTTACATCACGATTACGCCAACATCATCATCTTCATCTTCATTGTACTCAGCTTCTGACGTTGCAACTTCCCATTCATCCTCGGTTATTCTACCAAAGCTACCCGAATACAATTTCTCAAATGCAAGATCATCAAATGATGCAAGTTCCTGAAGTATTCGCAATACGATCAACACGGCTGACACACAATCATCAGTTGCGCCCACTTGTGCTGCATATGAACCTGCATGACGTGTAAATGATTTGAATTCTCTAAGTAATGTTGCAGATCGTATCTGCACTCCTTGACTTTCAAATAGTTGTTTTAACAGAACACATGTAGCCATTTTGTTTTTCGATGTGGTGGTCATGCCCCTTCGCTTTGACCCTTCACCATCAATCAACGTTGACGTTGGCTGAGTTTCATCGTTTTCATGTAGGGCAAGTACACCTTCACCAACACCATTGTTCTCTACTGAAAAATATACATCACAGTCTTTACTTTCCATGAATAATAGAAGATTCTTTATCATTGCGTAAAACTTATTACTACTCATGGTATTACTTCTATATTCTGCAACCTGCACAAGATCGGGAAAGCTGAATATTTCGATTACACTAAAATCATTGCCAGAGCCGGTTGATGGATCGACACCCATTATATACGATGCACCCTTCTTAATATCATCCCAGAATTTGACTTCCTGTATTTCCTTCTTGACTGGAAACTTTTTTATTTCCTCGGTGACTTTATTCAGGTACTGACATTCAAATTCCTGTTTCCATTTTTGCTCACCCTGCTCAGCAATCATTTTCGCTTTGAATTTTTCATCACGTCCCGGTGGTGCATCCCACGGAACATATAGATGCTTAAAATCTCCAATGCCAGCTTCAGCAGTACGCCATAACTCTGCAAACAAACCTTGGTCACCGTTAGGAGTTGATGTGATGATTGCACTACCACCCGTTGATAGTGTAGGTGATATAGATGCCCAGAACGTTTTCTGTATACGAGGATTTACGAAGGCAAGCTCATCACAGTATAGTAATGAGATAGACATGCCACGACCAGAGTTTTCTGTTGTCGCTTGTGAGACGATCCTACAGTTGTTATCAAATGCAAGTTCGTGCTTGTTGAATGAGTCGGCATCAACTCCGGGCTTCAGCCAGAATGGTAAGTTTTCATACATACCACGGATGCGGGATATCATTTCCATACTGTTTGCATTGTGGTTAGATACGATTAACACAGTCTTATCAAAATTGAATAGAGCAAACCATGTGAGATATGCGGCGGCAGTTTCTGACTTACCAGTCTGCCGTGCTGACATAATAATAGAGCGGTCATTGCCATGATACAGATCGACCATAGCTTCTTGGAAGTCATACATCTTGAATGGCACAAGACCACGAACCGGATGTGTTATTTGGATGTAGTTATTAATAAAGTATTTCGGGCAAGCCATGCAACGCTTCAATTCAAGCATTTGCTCAGGTGAAATCTCTACTTCAGCGTTTGCTGATTTTATATACTTATTTGCTCTAGCCATTACCCTATTTAGGGTAATTTTTACCTCACATTTCTAGTAACTCATTAACCATTGTCGATAATTGATAGTTCCATAACACAAATTGTGATTTGCCGTTCATTGCAGCGTACAAGATACCATCCTTATCATTAACAGAGTCTACATACGAATTGCTGTCAGTACCAATTAAGTGAATTTTATAATCAGGATTTCTGGAAAGAATTGGCATCACGGCAATAAGTGATCCCTGAATCTGCTTCGCATATGGGCCAGCCCCATCAAAGTCTTCATATATTATATGGTCAATAGGATCACTTCTTCCACGTAAGTGTTTATCGTCTAACTGCCCGATTGTGGTGAATAGAATGTTAACATTATTTGTCATGTTTTTGATATACGCGAATTGCATATCAGTTTTAATGTTCCCCGAACAGCGTGTCGATCCCATTACAGATATAAACTGTTTTAACTCTGATATGGTGTTACGCATCCTATTAATATTGGCAAACACCACCATTATCGTAGTATTTGATGCATATTGCAGTTGATATATTATGCGAGAGTGTAGCGCAAATGTCATACCAGTTTGTCTGGGTGATGACGCAATCCCAAACGTAGTAGAATCCATAAACTCCACTACAGATTTCTGCAATGCAGTCAATGTTATTACCGGCTTGACGTATGCTGCAACAGCTTTAGAATGTGACATAACGCACAGTATATAACAAGAAAAGCCCTTTTGCAAGGGCTTTCTTTTACATCCTTTGGAGATACTACGGAGGAATTTATTTTAGCCTTGACCACCAAGTGCAGAACCGGGACCACCGTATCCACCGAGGTCTTGACGGAAATGATCTAGACTCATTGTTACTGTAATTTGTACGGCATCAGAAGATGCGTAATCAAGATCGCCATAATCGACATTTTCGATCCAGCAACCTTCACAAGTGATTCGTTCAACAACTTCTTCATCACGACCACCGTCCATCATTTCTAGACGAGTTACGAATTTGTACTGTGAACCTTCAGAGGCAGCACCAAGATATGGTCCTTCAGTACCAGTCAACCATTGTTGAATTTGTAGTTGTTGTTGGATAAGACGTGAAGCAGAACCAGAGATATCATCTTCAAGAACAAAATCGATTGGCTCGATAGTGTGCTTACCAGCTACGAATGCACGAGAGTTAAAACGATCTAAGGTAACTTTTTCGAACTGTAGGCCGGGACGCTTAAAAGTAACTAGTTGATGACTCAACGGTAGAGTACTGGAACCACCTGCCATGCCTACGAATAGCGCTCTCCATCGGTGCTTGTGTTTAGGATGCAAAATTCCATCGCCTACGCCCGGTATTCCGAAATCATTGATAGTAGCCATTGTTTGTTTAATCTCCAAAATAAAACTGCTTATGGAAATATTTATCAATAGCGACCGAAACTACTCACTATTTTCCATTATAAATCTATACATACCACAATCCCATATTTTCGATGCACCATTATTCTGACAGTTTTTACTCTCACTTAATGACGGATCATAATTATCACCAAACCATTCAACTAGATAACATTTTCTAAATTTTCGTCTGTCGTACCGTACACCCTTATAATAATATGAGTACGTTGGAAGCAAGCGCTTATCTAATACCCAGTCAGTATCATCATACAATTTACCATCACTCCAACGAAGATCGGCAAATGAGATAATTTTATTCCAACTGTTGGTTTTCTTAAAATGTTTAAGTAATTTGTTGATTCCACCAATTACTTTCACTGATGTTGCATATCGATTTAACTGGAAATTACCATTTGACATGCGCATAAAGCCGACACACGCTACTAGCTCATCATCATGAAATAGGCCATAGTTTATAGAACTTAAACCATCACCCTGTATATGGTTGATTGTGAAAAATTCTGCCTTGTCCTTTTTACTCACTTCACGTACTTCCGTCTTTCTTGCATAGACAACACGTCTATCATCAGTTCCTACTAAAATTCGTAGTTTGTTCTTGATTTGATCTTTTGAATTATTCCATTCGTCCTCGAATATGGTCAGTAACTGTATACCTAATTTCTTACAGTTATCAAATTTCTCACGATGATAGTTTTTATATTTGCCCATCTTTTCGGTGTGCCAATATATACCACAAAACTCGATTGCGACATTCTTGTCTGGAATTACAATATCTAACTCTTTACCATCAAGTAATTTTCTGTCTGACTGGTACGCTGTAGAGTTAAGTGATTTTATAAAGTCAAACAGTTCATTTTCTAATGCTGATATTCCTGCGTTGGAACATGCGGAACATCTATTTCCACCCTTGTGGCTATCTGCCCGTTGATCAAAATATCCATGTGTTGGACAGTGTATGTTATGTAGCATTTTATCACTACCACTATATACAACATCTGAATAATCATA